AGATAGATTTGAAGTTCTTGAATATTGGGGCATGGTTGATACTGACATGCTAGATGAGCAAGGCGTAGACATACCAAAAGAACTACAAGACTTTGATGAGTTGCAGGCAAACGTATGGGTATGTAATGGCAAATTAATTAGAATGGTACTTAACCCATTTAAACCTGCTAAAATTCCTTACTCTGCTGCACCATATGAGTTAAACCCATACTCTTTCTTTGGTATTGGTATTGCTGAAAATATGGAAGATACACAAACCTTAATGAATGGTTTTATGCGTATGGCTGTAGATAATGCTGTACTATCTGGTAACTTACTTATTGAAGTTGACGAAACTAACTTAGCTCCGGGACAAGACTTATCTGTATATCCGGGTAAAGTATTCCGCAGACAAGGTGGAGCACCCGGACAGGCAATCTTTGGAACTAAGTATCCTAATGTATCTAGTGAAAACATGATGATGTTTGATAAGGCTAGGCAGCTTTCTGATGAGAGTACTGGACTACCTTCATTTGCCCATGGTCAAACAGGAGTATCTGGAGTAGGCCGTACTGCAAGTGGAATTAGTATGCTAATGAATGCTGCAAGCGGTAGCATTAAGAATGTTATTAAGAATGTAGACGACTATCTTTTACGTCCACTGGGTGAAGGTTTCTTCCGTTTTAATATGCAGTTTGATTTTGACCCCACCATTAAGGGTGACCTTGAAGTTAAAGCTCGTGGTACAGAAAGTCTTATGGCAAATGAAGTTCGCAGTCAAAGGCTCATGCAATTTCTACAAACAGCAAGCAGTCCTGCTCTTGCTCCCTTTGCAAAGTTTCCTTATATCATTCGTGAGATTGCAAAGTCTATGGACCTTGACCCAGATAAAGTAACAAACAATATGAGTGATGCTGCTTTGCAGGCGGAAATTCTTAAAGGTTTCCAAGCAGAACAACAAGCTCAACAACCTCAACAACAAGGTGCTCCTGCAGGCGTAGATGCTATGGATACTAGCGGAGCAGGTGGCGGAAACATAGGCGTAGGACAAGCTCCTGTACCGGGTGAACAAGGATTTAGTGGTAATGGTGGACAAGCAAATACTCAGCAACCTCAAGCCTCTGGTGAACAACAGCCACCAATGGGAAGCATTCAGTAAGTATATTGATGCTGCTATTAAGCAACAACATAAAGTATTAGAACAAGCAGACAATACTGTTATCTTGCATAGAGCACAGGGTTCTATTGCAATCTTACACAAACTTAAATTATTACGTGATGAAGTGAATAAAAATGGATAACCAAACAAATCCGATTTACAGTAATGACGAAATAACAAAACATCATTTTAATAATTTAGCGAATGGTACAGCTGTTCGTAATGAAGACGGTAGTATTTCTACTGTTTATACTAGGCAAGTTGATATGCTTAATAAAGAAGGAGAAAGAATTCCTACTTTAATTCCTTCTGTGTATGATAGAAAAATCGTAAACGAAGAAGAAGCAGTAGCACGTGCGGTAGACAGCGGACTAAATTATCCTACAGCACCTACACATGAAAAACTTAGAGAGTTTGATAAGAAAATACACAAAAATATGAAAGATATATCTGCAAAAGAAGCTGCTAGTATTTTAGAGCAACTCAAACCAAAAATGAATGAGGGCGGAATGATTAAACAAATGGAAATGTTTGAAGGCGGTGGTCTTTCAGATGAAGGCGGTACTATTGACGAAGCGTCCGGCAATGATGTTCCTGTAGGCTCTTTAAAAGAAGAAGTACGTGATGATATTCCTGCACAACTAAGTGAAGGTGAGTTTGTATTACCGGCTGATGTAGTTCGATATCATGGACTAGATAAAATTATGAGGCTTCGTGATGAGGCAAAGGCAGGCTTGTCTCGTATGGAAGACATGGGACAAATGGGAAATTCCGAAGAGGCTGTATTACCTGATGGCATGCCCTTTAATGTAGAAGACCTTGAAATGGGCGAGGACTCTGTATCAAACGAACTTGAAATGAATGTAGGTGGCTTAGTTCCCCAACAACAACCTTATGGAGTAGTTCAACCTGTAGCTCCACAAGTAACAAATACATACACTATGCCTTCCGCATTTACTAATTCTGCTTCACAACCTATTGTATCTCCAGTAGCACCGGTAGCACCAGTAGCACCGGTAGCTACGTTACCAACAACTACAACTCCTTCTTTTCTTCTGCCGCAACAAGTTGCTACAACTCAGCCTGCACAATATTCTTATAAAGAATTAATGCCGGGAACTGTTAGACGAGAAGAATTAAATGCTGCAGGGCAAACAGGAACACCTACCGCAACTCCTTCAACTACAACAAGAACATATACTGGTGGTAGGGGTGGTACAGGGTCTACTGCAACTGACCTTGCAGGTGCTGCTGCAACAGCATACACAGCATATAAAGTAGCCCCAAAAGTTATAGCGGGTGCAAAATCAGCATATGCTGCACTGACAGGTGCTTCAAAGGCAATACCGGGTTTTCTACCAAAGGCTCTGGATGGGTCCTTAGCAGTGAAAGGTGTTGTTACTGAAAAATTAGGGGAGCTTGCTGCAACTAAAGGTCTTGAGACTGCAGCTTCAAAAGCTGCGGCTAAGTCTTTTTATGCAAATTTACCGGGTGCAGGAGCTAATCCTCTAAACATAGGGGGTGCTCAGAGCATAGGTTATGCAGCCCCTACTTTTGTAGCAGCAATAGCACTCTACTCTTTATTTAAGGGTGTTTTTGGTATGGAAACTGGTAAGAAAAATCTTTCAAAGGTTAAAAAAGAAACAAGAGAGAAAAGAATTAAAGAAGTAATTGTACCCTATAAACAAATGATGTCTGCTATATCGGGCGGTGTACCCTATGAAAAACTTATTGCAAGTCAACAACCTCCTAAGACTCCTTGGGATGATATTCAAGATGACATCCGTGCTTCAGGTGTGGGTGATTTAGATTATGAACTTGATAGTGCTAAAACTATGTTCCAAAATAATCCTGCATTCCAAAAACAAAATGAAGAGTTTCTAGCACAGGGCGACAATGCAAAATGGTATAATCCAGATATGAGTAGAACAGATTATATGGGTGAGATTTATGAAAATAACGCTGCCTTAAAATCTCTGGCAACCGCTTCTAGAAACTCGTTTGTTGAGGGTACAAACCTTCCTACCGGAGCACCTAATCCAGTTCTAGTCGCTCAAGAACAGTACACTGCTCATCTAAAAGCAGGAGGAGAGGTAAATACTTTTGTGCCTGACTTTGAGCCTAAAGAAGCTGTAGAAAAAGAAACTACAACAGAAACTGATGGTACTTGATAACCATACTATAAATTCAAGAAACGTGAACTAACAACACGCTATTTGTTAGACATATGGCCTACCCACCCCCCACACACACACACGGCTACGGTGGCCCCAAAAGGAGAATAAAAATGGCAGAAGCTGCTATTATGGCTGAAGAAATGAAGTCACCAAAAAAAGTTGCATTCGCTACTCGTAAGTATAGCAATGAAGAAAAGCGTAAACTAGAAGAAGCAGAACTTGAGCAACTACTAAAAGAACAACGTGGTGAAGTAGAAGAATCCGATAAAGAAGAAGCTACTAAAGAAGAGCCACAAGAAGCTGAGCCTACTACCGCAGAAGAAAAAACATTTAAGAAGCGTTATGGCGACTTGCGTAGACATTCGCAAGAAAAAGAGCAAGGGTTACAAACAGAACTTGACGCACTTAAAAAACAGTTAGACAGTGCTACTCGTAAGGAAATTAAACTTCCTAAGTCAGAAGAAGATTTAGAAAAATGGAGCCTTGAATACCCTGACGTAGCAGCAATCATTGAAACTATTGCAATTAAAAAAGCTACTGAACAATCTAAAGCATTAGAAGGTAGAATAAAAATAGTAGATGAAATGCAGTACACTGCTAAGAAAGATAAAGCTGAAGCAGAGCTTATGCAAATTCATCCTGATTATGGAACCATTCGTGATAGCGATGACTTCCACACATGGGCAGACGAACAACCTAAGTGGGTTCAGAATGCTTTATATGAAAATGATGATGATGCAAAGTCTGCCGCAAGAGCAATTGACCTGTATAAAACCGATAAGAATATTACAACTAGTAAATCTTCTAACGGCAAAGATGCAGCAAAAACAGTTAACTCACGTAATTCCCGTAGCAAGCCTCAAGACAATGAAGCGTCTACATACCTACGTGAGTCTCAAGTTCATAAGATGTCTGCTCAAGAATACGAGAAGAAGTCTGATGAAATCATAGAAGCTATCCGCACTGGAAAGTTCGTCTATGATATGTCTGGTTCCGCCAGATAAAAAGTGTTGACAAATGGTTATACGTAAGTATAACTAGAGACACTTGGGTATAAGTATATTGCAATATGTTTATACCCAGTACGCAAACAATATCAGTCTTACGGATTACCTGATAAACATGGCCCGTTAAATATTTGGTTGGCCGACTAAATAGAAAACGCACCCATAGTGATTCAGCCTCCTATATAGTCTGGTGAGTTTGCATCTGTTAAATAACCCGTCCAATTCTGGACAAAAATACCAATCTAGGAGAAACTAAGATGGCTTTTAATTCACAAGCTGGTTATGGTAATCTTCCTAACGGTAATTTTTCGCCCGTTATTTACAGCAAACAGGTGCAGCTTGCTTTCCGCAAGGCCGCTGTTTGTGAGGCAATCACCAATAATGATTACTTTGGTGAGATTGCTACAATGGGAGATTCCGTTAAGATTATTAAAGAACCGGAAATCACAGTAAAGGCTTACGAACGTGGTACTACTATCACACCGCAAGACCTTGACGATGAAGACTTCAATCTAACTATCGACAAAGCTAATTACTTTGCTTTTAAAGTAGATGACATTGAAGAAGCACACAGCCACGTAAACTTTCAATCACTTGCAAGTGAACGTGCTGCGTACCGTATTGCTGACCAGTTTGACCAAGACGTTCTTGGTTACCTTGCTGGTTATAAGCAAGCTGCTATCGGTTCAAATGCAAGTGCAGTTAACGCTACCGTTAATGGTTCTGTTGCTGTATCTACTGCAGGTACTGATGAGTTACTATCAAGCATGAAGTTAGATGCTGTTGATTTTAACGGTGGTACTGCCGCAGATGCTATTGCTATTCTGCCACGTACTGGTGCTGGTGCTGCTCCAACGGCTGCTGGTGACGCAAACCCACTTCAAGTTCTTGCTCGTATGGCTCGTAAGCTAGACCAGCAGAATGTGGATTCGCAAGGTCGCTGGCTTGTTCTTGACCCTGTATTCATCGAAGTATTGAAAGACGAAGACTCTCGTCTATTTAATGCTGACTTCGGTGGTAACGGACTACAGAACGGCGTTGTAAGTGACAACATCCACGGATTTAAAGTGTATGCTTCTAACAACCTACCTTCAGTTGGTACTGGTGCTTCCTTCTCAGGAACTAACAGTTCAGCTAACTTTGGTGTAATTGTTGCTGGTCACTCGTCTGCTGTTGCAACTGCAGAGCAGATTAACAAAACAGAAACATATCGTGACCCTGACAGCTTTGCTGACATTGTTCGTGGTATGCATCTATATGGCCGCAAGATACTTCGTCCTGAAGCTCTTGTTAACGCCATGTATCACTTAGCGTAAGGGGGGTTAGAATATGACCGCATACGTAGTCGCAGATACACCTGCTCGTGGTAATGATGCCCGTGGGCGCAAGCCGTATCTAATACAAAACATACTTGACATCAAAGCGCAAATCGCCATTAATGGTGCAGATTATGCTGCTGGAGACACAGAGCAAGTGCTTAACGTACCTAAAGGTACTGTTGTGCTTTCTTCTGGGATTGAAATTGTTGAATCCTCTCCTTCTGGTACTGCTACTGTTGACCTTGGTTATACAGGTGGTACTGTAGATTTGTACATTGACGGCCTTGATATCGTGGGTGGTGCTTCTGGTACTTATGGGATTACTCCCGGAACAGAAGCAGCGCAAATCCAAGTTATTATTGCTGACGATACTATTGACTTGAAATTCGTAACAGAAGGTGCTCTTACTGCAGGTAAACTGCGGATATGGGCCGTCTGTATGGATATCACAGACATAGGTGGAGTTGAACCGTTGGAAGCAGCGAGAGACTTTGCTTAACTAAATTGGGGGGCAGCTATGTTTCACACTAACTGTCCCCCTTTTTTACTAATTACAACTCAGTATAGGTAGCCTAATGACTACAACAACTGAAAGAAGAATTAATATACCCTTTGAAAATCGAAGAATTGCTATTTCTCCTGCAAAGACATCCGATACCAGAGTGGTACTTATAGAGTTTCAAAACAGAACAGTATATATACGCAGAGATTAAGTATTCTTTGAATATGCTGTATATGTAACGGAGTTACACTAATGTCAAATCGTTGGCCTATTAAAGATAAAGATGAAACGCTAGATTACAGTGTAGATTGGTCACGCTTCCTTGGCACCAGAACAATTAGTTCAGTAGTATGGGGTGTAAAAACAGATGCGATTGCTAAAACTACATTAGGCGCAGGTCAAACTTTGACTACTGCTTCAAGTAGCGCAGTAACAGATAATATTCAAAATGCATCTCAGTCAAATACCTCTACGGTTGCTATTATTAATTTAGCAGGTGGGGTAAACAATCGAGAGTATACATTTAGTTGTACTATGACTGACAGCACTAGTAGTGTAGCAGAACGTACAATTAAAATTAAAATTAGAGAGAAGTAAACATATGGCATACAACTTTCTTGGCCTAGTAAATGATATCAATAGACGACTAAATGAAGTTGAACTTACCTCAACTAACTTTGCTACGTCTACAGGATTTTATGGGCAAGCAAAAGATGCCATATCAGCATCTATTCGTTATATAAATCAATCAGAGTATCAGTGGCCCTTTAATCATGTAGAGCAAGAAGACACACTTTCTATAGGAGTTACCCGTTATCCTTTTCCTACAGACTGTAAAGTAATTGACTTTGACACTTTTAGAATTAAAGAAAATGCTACTCTTGGAAATAGCACAG